GTCCCTTTTGTTTCCGACGTTCGCAAATTTATTGATGTAATTCGCGACGCTGGTCCACAAATGGTAAAGTATGCACGTGGGTCGGGTAGACTGATCCATCGTACTTATACTTTTCCGGTCGAATCCACTACCACAACATCAGTGGTGAGCTCGAATTCATATCCGAGCCCTTCACTTACAGTTAGGGAGTGGACAAAGAGTGGTGTCCTTACTAAGACTGAAACTACCGTGACTTCACGGTATTTTAAGGGAGCGTTCACTTATTATTTACCTCCTGGTAACCCAAATTTGGGTGGCCTTGGTGGTTTTATAACAAAGGCACGCTACTTTGAGTCATTCGCAAACAAATTATTTGGTTTGCGTCTTACTCCAGATCTTATCTGGAAACTTACTCCTTGGTCATGGGCCGAAGATTGGGTCGTTAATACCGGTGATGTTATACATAACTGGTCTAGCTTCTCAAACGACGGTCTGGTCATGAGATACGGCTACATCATGGAAACAAAAATCCGTGTTGTAGAGTACTCACTTGTGGGCGTCGGCTGTAGTGCCGGCACACAAGACTTTCGTCAAACTTTTACGTATACAACGAAAAAGAGACGAAGGGCGACCCCTTATGGTTTTGGCGCTAACCCGGCTAGCTTCTCAGCTAAGCAATGGGGCGTCATAGCGGCCCTTGGAATTTCCAAGCAGCCGCTCTCCCTAAATTTCTAGGGAGCAATACAGTATACCCGGTTGAACAATTGTGTTCTCCGGTCACACGTCACAGTTCTGATTATCATTCAGGCTGGACGTTACTGCACTGGTTCTGTCTCATGGCTTTCGCCGATCCTCAATCTGTTACCGTTAACGCGGTCGCAATCTCCATGCCCCGAACGGGGTTTCTTCCCAATTCTGGCGTTTTTACGTCAGCTGATGGGAATACGAAGCTCACTGTGAGTGATAACTACGGTGCTAAACGCACTCGTCGTTCCATTCGCATGGACTTCCAGAAGATTGCGGCTGATCCGCTTATCAGCGCCCAGAACATCCGGTATTCCGGAAGTGTTTATCTGGTCGTTGATCAGCCCATCACGGGTTATACCGCTGCTGAGCTGAAATTGCAGATCGACGGTTTCCTTGCTTATTTGACCGCTTCTTCGGGCGCCAAGATCACTCAAGTTCTTGGCGGCGAAGTTTAGGTCTTTTGCTTGGAAGTAACAGTGGCTTTTGCCTTTCGCAAAAGCCGTATTGAGGGTTCTATGTGACAAGGACTGCTTATCCCCTAAATTAAGGAGAAAGCATGAAAAGCCCCATAGAACTTCTGCAGGGCGTACTGGCTGACGCCAGTACGTGGTGTTGCACTAAAAGCACCACTCGTGATCTTGAAACAATCACGAGCCGATACGAACAAGAAGGGGAATCGTTTTTAACGATTACCCTCCCCACCTTCTGTTCTGACTTTGAAAAAGGTTTAGAACAGGGTTGGGTGGATCACAACATGTTTCCTGGTTTCAGTAAACATGGAGCTCTCCCCCGATTTCTCGGAGGTTTGCTTGATCAAGTGTTCGATCGGTTTAATGGTCGGTTAGTCGAGACTCCTTCTCATACGGCGATCTTTTTTGTTAGGCAAATTACACTGCTTCACAAAAAAGTCCTTAACCCTTGCAGCGATGCAAGAGAAAGAAAAGCGTTTGAAAAGTATCTCGATTGTGAAAGAGAAGTGCGTGAATGGACCCAGAATGTCGACGTCCGAGATTTATCTCGGTTTGATCGCATTTCTGGGCTTCTTTGGGGTTCTATTGGCAGCAAGCTTGACCATTTGGTTTATGCTGGCGCTCTTAGGCCCCGTCACGGCCCAGGTAAAACCGCTGATCGTTCAACCGGAAACGGTAAGTACGACAACGCTACCTGGCACACCCGTCTGGAGGAGTATTTCCCCTCCGGAGACTTCAGAATAGCCAATTATGACTATTTTGATGTTTTGTCTGGTGTCACTTATCTTGAACCTGATGCTGAGATTCCTTGTAAAGTAGTCTCAGTACCTAAAACGTTGAAAACACCTCGAATTATCGCCATCGAACCTACGTGTATGCAATATACACAGCAGGCCTTGATGGAGATATTCGTGGAGGCGCTCGAGAGGGATGACTTCCTTAAGGGCGCTATCGGTTTTACTGACCAAGTTCCTAATCAGATCTTGGCCAGGCTAGGCTCTAAGACTGGGAGTCTCGCGACTCTCGATCTTTCCGAGGCTAGTGACCGTGTTTCCAATCTGCTGGTCCGAAGGATGTTCAAGCCTTTTCCTCACCTAGAAGGTGCGGTTCAGGCTTGTCGCTCTTTAACAGCAGACGTTCCTGGACATGGTGTTGTATCATTGTCCAAGTTCGCGTCTATGGGTTCAGCACTTTGTTTTCCGATTGAGGCCATGGTCTTTTTGACCGTGATCTGTTGCGGATATGAACAAAGTCTTAACCGAACCTTAACCAAGGGAGATCTTTCGAAATTCCTTGGAAAGGTGCGCGTCTACGGCGACGATATTATTTGCCCCGTAGATATAGTGCCTTACGTGATAGCTGACCTCGAGCTATTCGGCTTTGTGGTCAACTCCAAAAAGTCTTTCTGGACTGGTAAGTTCAGAGAGTCTTGTGGGAGGGATTATTATGATGGTGAGGACGTTTCCGTTTCTTACCTAAAACATAATATTCCCACGTCACGTAGTGACGTTCAGGGACTGATCTCCGCTGTGAGTTTCCGAAATCGGCTTTATAAGGCCGGTCTCTGGAAAACAGTAGAGGTCCTAGATAACCATCTGAGGGGACTAGCCCCCCTTCCGGTAGTTCTAGAGACGTCTCCAGTGTTGGGAAGACACTCCTTTTTGGGTTATGAAACCCATAAGATGTGTCCTACCTTACATCGCCCTCTAGTCAAGGGCTATGTAATCAAGGCTATTCCACGCAGATCTTTGATCTCCGGGGAAGGTGCCCTACTGAAGTTCTTCCTTAAACGTGGGGAAAACCCCATCTTTGATGTGAAGCACTTAGAACGTTATGGACGTCCTGAATCCGTCGACATCAAGATCAG